CATTTTTAATTACTCTTTTGACTATTTAGTACGTTCAGTAAAGTCAATACCTTCCATATGATCGTATTCATGTAGAAATATTCTAGCAATGAATCCTTCCATCTTTACTTTGTGTATCTCTTTACCTTCATCTTCATACTTAACTACAATAGACTCTGGTCTATCAACATCTAAAAATACATCAGGAAATGATAAACATCCTTCTTCTAATTTTACTAACTTCTTTGATTCCTTTAATACTTTTGGATTGAAGCAAGTAATTGTCTCTTGCGTCTCCATATCAGAGATCATTACAAATGCTCGTTCCTTTATACCAATTTGATTGGCTGATAGTCCTACACCACCGTGGTGAAACATATTCTCGTGCAATTGATAGGATAACTTAGATCTATCTAAGTTATAACTACACTTCTCTATCTTTGCGTGTAATAGTGGATCGTCTGATGGCAGTAGTTTTTGAATCATATTCTATTAGTGTTCTGAGATACATGACCTCTTGCTTTAGTTCTTCATTCTCTTGCTCTAGTTCTTCAATGTGATCTAGGTAGATAATGACACTCATGCAATTTCCTCAAGTCGGCGAATAATTATTTACAAGTTTAAGGTTTTCTTAATATAAAGTTTGTAAAGATGGGTTCTTCGCCCCTGGTATAGAACCCATCAAAGATTACTCCAGAGCAGTCATAGGTAGCGATGCCTTGACTCGTATATTATGACATAAAAAAAGAGACCCGTAAAGGGTCTCTCTTAAGATATGTAATATCTGAATTACATGAGGTTCTTAATTTGAACACGTCTGTAGTAGCGGTTCTGGTTAACCTTAAGTCTTCCAAGACCTTGATCTGTACCTTCGGCAAATGGGTTAGCAACAAGACCATATCTTGTCTTAAATCCAATTTTTGGTTGGAAGGTGTTCTCTCCCACAGCACGAACCATCTGTAGTGGAACGTAAGGGCAATAGAACAGTCCAGCATCATAAGGAGAAGATCCTTTGTATCCTACAACGTAGTACTGTTGAGCAGCAACGTTAGCAGCATAAGGGTCGATGTAAACTCTATACTTACCGAGTAGAACACCAGCAAATGTATTGCCTGTGTCATCAACGTTAAGGTTAGCGTTAAGAGCAGGTGTGTAGTCTAGTACTCCAGCCATTGACAATGCAGATGCAACGTCAGCAGAACACATGATTACATTACCCTTTCCACGACGAGTTCTTTGTGCGATTGCGTTAGCATCACGCTCGATCTGGAATAAGAGACCTTTAAACTTCTCAACGGACCAACGACCATTACTGTCGATGTCTAAGTCGAAGACACCTGCAGTCGCAGTGTTAGCAGCAGCACCTTGTTCAGCAACCTTGTAGATAGTACGGATAACTTCACGGTTAATTTCCGCAAGAATCTCTGTACTTAGGATGTTAGCAAGTTCTGCTTCAGCGTTCAATCCGTGGATCGCCTTGAGGTCTTGAGCGAGTTCTAGTGAGTACTCTGCTTTTAGAGCTCTTGACTTGGCTTCAACGAGAACTTTCTCGATGCTGAATGCCATTTCGTTGAACTGGTCGCCAGTTCCTGATCCAAGGTTCTCAGCGTCTCCAGTCTTCATACCCTGACCTACATTGTAGCCAGTAGAGACTGCAGTACCAACAGGGTTAAGAAGTCCAGGATTGCTACCTGCTTGTGAGGTAGTACCCATACCTGCAACGCCGTCAGAGAATCCAGCGGTCTCGTCAAGACCATCGTCTTGTCCAGAGAATGCTGTATCTGCTTCGTTGTAGAAGGCTTCTGTTCCGCTCTGATTGGTGTAGCGTGAACGCATTGCGAAGATAAGTCCAGTAGGACCACTCATTGGTTGTACGCCAGCAAGATCGTATGCCACCAAGTTAGGCATTGCACGACGTATAAGACTGATTAGAACAGGGTCGAAACCAGCAACAGGACCTGCTGCAGCGGCATCGGCTCCGAATCCACCACCAGCACCAGCAGCGTTAGCAGCGTTAGTTGGAACGGCTTCGGTCAGCAATCCGTTTGAGAATGCTGTTTGCTCTCTTAAAAATTGTTCTTGGTTTTCTAGCAAGACTGCGGTAACAGCTCTCTTATGAGAATCTTCGATTTTATCTAGACCATCATAATCGAGAACTGGAGCCCACTTCTCTTGCAAAGCTTCTGATTGAAACATTGCTAGTTTCCTTAAATGTGTTAATTGAGTTTTGAATTAAATAATCTTAAATTCACTTCTTAGCTACTGCTGAAAGTGTCTTAAGGTAAGCGTTCATTGTCTGAGAGCTATACTCGTCAGCAACGTCAACCCCTTCAGATAGGGTTTCAGTTTTTGCTTTGTTTGGAGATGATCCTTTTGAAGGATAATAAGATTCCTTCAATGTCTCCAACTTTTCACGATATTCTGTCTCACTTTCAAACTCTACACTTTCGGCAAGTGAAGCGAGCTTCTCTTTCTGAGTGGCCGCTAGACCTTCAGAAACGTCGGCAAGAACTACATCTGAAGAAGACTCAGCGAGTCTCTTATTCAGAGATACATTCCTCTCAATTTGCTCATTGAGTTTGGACTCCATATCATCTAGTTTTTCTACCATACTCTGTAGTACATCATATTTTTCTTCAGGGATTGATACATAATGTTCTTCAAAAAGACTCTTAAGACCAGTCATAAAGGACTCAGAAAGTTCTTCCTTCAGACCGTTCTCTACTGCAAGTTGGTTCTCAGTGAACCACTCGTCAGCAACATACTCAAGGTAGGAATCAACACGCTCATTAAGTGCTCCTTTGATTTCCTGAACCTCTTCAAGCAGTTTTGTTTCATAATCTGCTTCTAGAGTTTCCTTGATTTGCTTAACTTGACCTTTAACTGCAGTCTCTAGGATTGTCTTTGCTTTCGCTTTAAAGTCTTCAGACAATTCTTCACCTGCAACTAAGGCATTAACATCTTCTTCGATGTCAATTTCTGTGAATTCTGGTGCTTCAGCAACTACTTCTTCTTCGGTAGTCTCTTCTTCTGCAACCACTTCTTCTTCTGCCACTACTTCATCAGTAGTAGTTTCTTCTTCTTCAATTACAGACTCGTCAGATACTTGCTCTTCTTCAGGCAAAGCATTCTTTTTATCTAATGTTGGCATAGCTTTATCGCCAGCTTCAGCATTTTTAGTAACTACATCTCTTACTTGCTTAAGAGTACCAGCAGCATCTTTCAGTTTTGCTGAATCGTTATCTGGTTTGTAGTTATCAGGTGTAGGTCCACCGAGGTCTTCGACTGATGCTTGACCAGGTGTACTATTAGCAGGAAGTTTCTCCATAGCCTGCGCTGGTGCTGCATTAGCATTAACGGCAGTCTTGGATTGCTTCGTGCCTACTTCCATTTCTTGTAAATTGTTGCCACTAGACATTTGGGTAATCTCCGACTTAGTTCTGTAAAAGTTAAAATCTATATTTATTTATAATGTTAAAGTTTACAATGAGTTAATAAACTCATTAAATAAACCTATTTTATGCTCTTCGAGGCGTTTTTGCTCCGCTAAAAGCTCAATTTGTGTTTTTGTTTTTTCAGCAAGTCTTTCACGAAGGGTAGTACCTTCCCAGACCCACTCTTTTCCTTCCATAATTCCCTCAACAAATGCATCGGGAGCAGAAGGATCTGCGACTATATCAGCAGCAGTTGCCAACATAAAGTCATCACCAACAACATTAAATCCCTCTTTGGTTGGTTTTAATGAACCAATACCACGAGAAGAAACGCCAAGTTTAACACCTTCTCCTATAAGTGAAGATGCAATTTGACCCATTGGTGTATTTAAAATCTTTGCTTTTCCAATAAAATTGGAACCTGATTCTTTAAGTGACACAATTTTATGTGAAACTCTATCAAGGTTAACTGTTGGTCCTTCAGGGTGACCTAATTCACCAAGTGCTCTACCAGTTACAACGTTAGATTCATTGTATCTATTAACCTCTTTTGCAAGAGTTTCCATAGGATACATTCTACCATTACGGTTTTTTATGTTTCCTTGGAGAAAAACTCCCTCAATATAGAGAGACTTCTTTCCATTCTTTTCTTCAGTTACGAATTCGACGGTTTCGATTTCTTCTCTAATGAGTTTCATTATGTGTCTCCTGATACTTGAACTTGTTGTATATAAGCATTACCAGATCCAGTTGATGTTAAACATGCTACCTTAAAGGAACCTCTAAGTTCTGCATAATTACTAGATGACAATGCGGTATGTGCATAACCAACTCCATAATTATTGTTAATGATACATCTTGTACCAAAATAACCATTAACACCAGCACTATTATTAACTGATGCTACACATTTATGACTAAAATCATAATATGATTGATCTCCTCCACCACCATTCGTTACTGTTAAACTAACAGCATCTCCTGCCTCGAAAGGACAACCTGTTCCTTCTGGAAAATCAATAACAGTGACAAATGCACCATCTGCCCCATTAACACCTGCAGTTGCATTAGTAGTAGTAATACCAATAACTTTATTTGCTCCAGGAGCACCTAAAGCAATAATTCCAGTTTGACCTGAATGAATGTAATATCCATTAGCAGCAGTTGCAGTTGGATTAGTTCCAATAGCAACAAAAGAATCAGCACCTACACAAGCAACTCTTAAACTTCCTGTTTTGT